GTCTGGGCTTCACTTCGGTGGAGAAATTTTCCAAAAAGGACTAACCGCTATTTGTAGGTGATGGAAGGCCATTTTCAAAGAGTCAGTTTTGTGGAATCTGCTCTCCCGAAATTTAAGGAGAACAAGAGCAAAGGCTTCGTCACCTTTGGGGAAAATAACAAGTACCCATTTGAGTTGATTGACCTTTTCAACAAATCCCCAAAACACTCTGCAATCGTAACCCAAAAGGCAGCGTATCTGTCAGGGGATAAAACCGAAATCATCGGAGCAAACACCGAGGACATTGCCAGAGCGCAGGACTATCTCAACTCTATAAACGCTTACGAGGACTTTGAATCCCTCAAGACCAAGATTGCTCAAGATTGCGAGTTGTTCAACGGCTTTGCTTTGGAGATAATCTGGAACAAAGCCAAGACCTCAATTGCTGAGATTTATCACCTGCCTTTCCAAAATGTTCGTAAAGGGTTGGAGATGGATTTTGTCTACTCCGATAACTGGGATTCTCATCGTCCTGAGTTGACCTACTATCCTAAGTGGAATCCAACCACAAGAGAGAACAAGCAACTCTACTACTTCAAGTTCTACAGAGCCGGTCAAGACCTTTATCCTCTACCCGATTATGTGGGTGCTTTGAAGTATATTGAGATTGACACCGAGATTGCAAACTTCCATTTGAACTCAATCAAATCTGGTTTCTCTGCTCAGACCCTTATCCAACTCTTCAAGGGCATACCAACCCCAGAGGAGGCTCGTAAGACCGCCAAGCGATTCAAAGACAACTTCCAAGGCACGGACAACGCTGGGTCTGTAATAATCCAATACAACGAACCTAATGAGAACCCATCGGTCATCAACAACCTTGCTCCGTCAGATTTTGACAAGTTGTTTGTTGAACTGAACCGACAAGTACAAGAGGAGATTTTTGTCGGACACAAGGTAACCTCTCCGATGTTGTTCGGAGTAAAGACCGAAGGTCAGTTGGGTGGAAGAAGCGAACTGGTTGAGGCTTATGAGACCTTTCAAACTTCCTACATTGAGCCTCGTCAAAAGCAACTTGATTCTTGCCTTTCGCATATCTTCAAATACATTTCACCAGTCAAATTGGAGACAAAGAACAACCCTCCGATTGGCTTGGACTATGTTTACCTTTTTGAGAAGGGAATCATCTCCAAAGAAGAAGCCCGTCAGGAATTGGGAATGAGCGTTGACCCTTTGCAGTTCTCCTCTCAAAACCCTTTCGGATGGGATGATGACAAGGATTTGCAGGTGTTTGAAATGTTCGGTGAGACCTCTGACAAGTTTGAAGCAATGCCAATGAACTTTGCCAATGCTCTTGAGTTGATGATCTTGCAACTGATTCGCTCAAACCCCGGTACGGTACTTGCTGACTTGGTTGCTCAAATTAAAGCCGACCCAGCCACTATCGCAGAGGCAGTGACCTCTCTACAAGACCAAGGCTATTTGAATCCCTTAGAGGGCGGCTATGAGGTTAATTCAGAGGGATTGAATGAACTTGAGCGCAATAACATCTCTGAGGCTTTGGAGATTCGCTATGAATACACAAAAGCACCCGGTGTAAGTGGTTCAGAAGTGATTCCTACCTCTCGTGATTTTTGCAGACGGATGGTTGGGTTCAATCGCTACTACACGAGAGAGGACATTGATCAGATTAGTTTGATTTTGGGCTATGACGTTTGGAGGCGCAGAGGCGGTTGGATGACCGTGAAAAACTCATCTCCTGCCGTTCACCTTCCTTACTGCCGTCACATTTGGGCTTCCCGATTAGTTAGAAGAAAATGAGCAACTTTGTCTATTTCATATCCACCTCGTATCTCAAGGACAACACTCCTCTAAACGAGAACCTTGACGATAAAATCTTGAAGGCTTCCATCAAAGAGGCTCAAGAGATATACATCCGTGACATTGTTGGCTCTGGCATCTATAATGAGTTGCAGACCCAAGCCTATGGAGGTACTTTGACGGCTGACAATACCACTCTTCTTGATTCATATATTGCACCTTGTTTGAAGTATTATACCTTGGTGGAGTCAATGCTTCCTTTGACCTTCAAGTTTATGAACAAGAGCGTTGCTTCTCGCTCATCTGAGAACGCCACACCAGCCACTCCCTCTGACCTTACCCACATTGAGCAGAGATACCGAGACAAGGCTGAATACTACGGAGAGCGTTTGCGTGATTACCTTCGCACCTATCCCAACAAATATCCCCTTTATCTTAACCCCGGTTCTGACTTTGATACTATCCGTCCCAAGTCAACTGCTTTCTTTGGCGGTATGTACTTGCCCGGTGACGATGACTGCTTCTTTAACTATGACTTCCCACAAGAATAAATGGCGATTGAAAAACGAAATCAAACTGAAAGCCTATGACCTTAAACCAGATAATCGCCAAGATAAAAGCGGCAGCCGAGAGTCACAAGATGGTCGGCAAGTTCGCAGTAGGGGCTGAGTTTGACTTTGCCGTTGACGAGGTTAAGTACTACCCTTTGGTGTGGTTAGTGCCTAACGGCTTCCAGTTCAACCAACAAGGGAAACTCATCTCCTATCAGTTCGCAATGATGGTGATGGATAGGCAGTTTGAGTCCTCCTCAAACACCATAGAAGTCCTCTCAGACACCGCAGGGGTGTTGATTGACATTGTCACCCTCCTTGTAAGAAATAATCGCTTAGATGAAGAATTTCAAATTGTCGTCAATGCTACGGCTGACCCCTTCTATGACTCTTCTACTGATGTGGTTGCTGGTCACGCTATTGATTTTGTGGTGCAAACTCCCTACCTCGAATCCTACTGCGACATCCCAACTTGATACTATTCAGATTCACAACCTGAAAGTTGAAAAGCAAACAATCCACACGGAGAGAGTCCGTACCGAACAAGCCTATGACACGCTCTTTGTATATCTTAGTGATAGCCTTGCTGATGTCCGTACCACAGAACGCCTATTGTCAATTCACCGATTCATTGATTCGGGAGGTCAACTATCGTCTATGGCAAGGAGCAAAAGCGAGAGAGCAAGTGATACAACTCAAGAAAGAGTTGGCAATTGATTCGGCACTTATCCACGAGCAAGGAGTGGTGATTGAAAAACTGGACAAAGAGAACATCCAACTCAGAACCGACAACGCCATCTTGATCCAAACGAACAAAACATTCAAGCGCATATCTGGAGGATTGACTCTTTTGGTAGTGCTTCTAATACTATGATAAAAAGAGAAATCGTTCAGGACTACATTCAGCGTTTTCCTGACCTACCAAACCGCACTCTTGCCTCAATGATTTTCACCAAAGAGGAGGGATTGTTTGTTGATGTGGAAGCAGCAAGGCGGATGATTCGCTACTACAAAGGAGCAGACGGAGATGACAATCGCAAAGTATCTGCAAACAAAGGCAGAGAAATCAATATGTCAAGCGTCAAAGAAGGATTGAGAAAACTCGGTCTAATTAGCCAAGCTGAAGAAATGAACCACATCAAACTCGGTGCTGGTCGTTATCTGATTTTGTCAGACATTCACCTTCCTTTCCACGATGAGGAGGCTCTTGCTCTTGCGATTGAGTACGGAATCAATCACGGTGTTGATGCTCTTATTCTGAACGGAGATATTTTGGATTGCTACGATGTTAGCCGTTTCTCAAAGGAACTTCGCAGACCGAAAATCTCAGAAGAGTTGGAGATGGGTAGGCAGTTTCTGAAATACTGCGCTGAGACCTTTCCACGAGTCATCTACAAGATAGGCAACCACGAAGAGAGGATGAGAGCCTATGTGCTACGAAATGCCCGTGAATTAGGCGATTTGCAAGAGGTTTCTTTGGAATACCTACTTCGCTTTCCTGAATATGGAATAGAGGCCGTCAATCGTGAGATGATTAAACTCGGAGGATTGATTGTAATGCACGGACACGAGATGGGCGAGAGTGTTTTTTCTCCCGTTAACCCTGCACGAGGATACTTCTTGAAAGCCAAAGCCTCTACATTAATAGGTCACTACCACCAAGTATCTCACCACTCCGAGAACAATCTGCACGGAGAGCAAGTTGGTGTTTGGTCTACTGGGTGTCTTTGCTCCCTTTCTCCTGACTATCGTCCTTATGCCTACACCAAATGGTCAAACGGATTTGCCTATGTCACGGTGAACGAAGATGACACCTTCCAAGTCAAAAACTTCCGTATCTTGAACGGCAAAATCTTATGAACCTAATCAAAGTCCCTTTCATATATGAACTCATCCCTGACCCAATGGACAAGTTGCTCAACGATGCCCCCGATCTGGTGGAGTACGAACGAGATGGTTACTTGGATCTTGACTCCGTCATCGCAGCCGTAGAGATGGATGAATACACCGAGGTCTACACCGCCCATCAGAATTTCTTGATAAATTTGCCACTCACAGAATTTATGACGAAATGGATGCTGTAAACCACCCAGACCACTACAAAGGCGAAATAGAAGCCATTGACGCTATCAAAGCCTCAATGACCAAAGACCAATTCAACGGCTACTGCAAGGGCAATGCTATAAAGTATTTGTGGAGGTGGGAGAGGAAAGGAAAGGTAGAAGACCTCAAGAAAGCCCAGTGGTATCTCAATAAATTAATCAAAGAAAATGAACCTCAAGCAATATCCATTTAACGACTATGTGAACGAGTCAACGCCCAAGAAGCAAATCTATCTTCACCACACCGCAGGAACTGGGACTCCTCAAGCTGTGTTCAATATGTGGCAAAAGAACCCCGTTAGGGTTGCTACTTGTGTTGTGATTGGCAGAGATGGCGAAATAGGTCAAGGCTTCTCATCAACGAAATGGGCTTATCACTTGGGGCTGAAGCAAGATGTGTTTTCTGCTCACAAAGTCCCTTATCAGTCCTTGGACAAAATCTCCATTGGTGTTGAGATTATCAACTGGGGACAACTGACCGAGAAAGACGGCAAGTTCTTCTCCTATACCGGAAGAGAGGTCAAGGATGTGATTGAGGTCAAGTACAAAAAATATCAATACTGGGAGAACTACACAGACGCTCAGATTGAAAGCACTCGTGAACTCCTTTTGTTGTGGAGGGACAGATACGAGATTCCGCTATCTTATAACGAAGACATTTGGGATGTAACCGACAGAGCCTTGAAAGGCGAAGCCGGGGTCTTCACACACAACTCAGTTCGCAAGGACAAGGTTGATGTCTATCCTCATCCCAAACTGATTGAGATGCTCAAGTCATTATGACCACAATAGAACAACTCGGAGAAGCCGCATCTAACTTTAACCCACAAGGTGACAAGTTTCTTCGCATTGTTCAGAACTGGGGTCAGGAAATCATTGAGAATATGCGGAACAACCTCCGCAAACACAATGCTCTTGCTTCCAAGAATCTATACCAGCAGATTGAGGCTATGCCATCATTCACCCCACAAGGAGCAAACCTCAAAATCAATATGCTGGAGTATTGGCAGTTCGTAGAGAATGGGAGAAGGGCTGGAAAGATGCCACCTTTGAAACCCATCTACGAATACATCCAGAACAAGCAAGAGTTGCAAACCAAGATTGCTCAAAGCAAGAACAGAATTGCAGCGACCAAATCCCTTGCTTATGTGATTGCCAAGAAGATTGGTCAGAAGGGAACAAAGGCTCAACCATTCGTTGCACCAGCCATCACCGACAAGACCCTTCAAACTCTTTCAGACCGCCTCGGTCAATATCTTGCGGACTCTCTGACCGCCCAAGATTAAAAGTTTTGTTTTGTATATTGCAAAAGATTTTTATCTTTGCAGTGTATGAAACCAGAAGAACTGATTTTATTTGTGAAATTAAACAAGCGTCACGGCATCGTCAAAGCGGTAGCCGAACGCACCGGCATTTCTATGCCCACCGTATCCAAGTATCTCAAAGGAGACATCTATAACCCAACGGCCTTGAAGGTCATTGAAGCAGCAAAGGAGGTCATTGATGATACACTTTAAGTACAACGATGAACACATCATTGAGGACGATATCCAAAACGGAGATTGGCTCTTGGTGTCTTATCAAAGAATCTACCACTTTAACCGAGAGGAGTTCCGTGATTGGTGTCTGACTGAGCATTGGGACTACCTCAAGACAATCGGCAAAACCGAGATTGACGAAGATGGCTTTCAGAATAAGTATGTAGGTTGGTCAGACCTTGACCTTGATATGGAATTTGCTTGGCTTGTTGAAGCCGTAGTAACTGGAAAAATTAAACACTATAAAATCACTAATGAATAAATCACCAGAAATCAAAGAACTTGCCAAGGCATTGGCAACCTTTCACGCCCAAGTTGGAAAAGTCAAGAAAGAGGCTCAGAACCCCTTTTTCAAATCAAAGTACGCTTCCCTCTCAAACATCTTAGATGTCATTGGAGAACCTTTGCAAAAGGCTGGGTTGGTATTCTCGCAGTTCCCTGACGAGTTTGAACTGACTACCATTCTGATCCACACCGAATCGGGGCAGTACCTTGAGGCTTCCTATGCGATGCCAGTTGCAAAGGAGAACGACCCTCAAGCGGTTGGCTCTGCTATCACCTATGCTCGGAGATATGCTCTCGGTGCAATCCTTGGTCTGAATATAGACGAGGATGATGATGGGGAGAAGGCAATGAACCGCACCAAGATGGTCAAGTACAAACTGACAAAGAATAGCCCAAAGTGGGGTGAGGCCGTCAAG